GCAATCTTGTTTACTGACATATTGCTTGTCTAAGTTCATCCTTAAACCGTGGCTACTATATGTCTGTACTACATCTTTCACACTACATCCTGGATAACTGAGGATTCCATCGTCACCCAGACACTGTGAATTCGGGTTTAGCTCTTTTCCCTGAGCAAGGGCAGATTCATGCTGTAGAGTACGATGAAGTAATGTCTCATCAGCATTGGTCCCTCCAGAACCTGAACCCATTCCGTGTTTGCCATATCGGATCTTATCCCAATCATAAGCTAGAGGTATATTATACTTAATTGGGAACACATTTTTCAACCAGTCTAAGATGTCTTTGTCAGATTCGAACATTTTGAGTAAAATGTCATGTGCAACATTCTGACAGGTGTGATTAAAATGCTGGTCGAATTTAGAGAAGTCGGTGCAAATTATTTCATTGTCACCTTTGGTATCGAAGAGACGTGTTACTCTTCTGTCCACTGATTCCATGCTAACCCAAGCAGGGACAAGATCAAATCTCTGGAATGATTCGATTAGTGGTTGATACACTGAGAGTTCTGCGATATTAACGGCAAATGGGAACATCCATACTACGCGTTGTTTCACATCATCCCAATCTGGTCCACCTTCTTGACCTCTCCAACCTAAGACAGCACAACAATCGTATGTGGCACCGTTCAAGTATTGAATGATTTGCTGATCATTTGCTCTGATGTCAAATGGTACAGTTTCTTTCACTACTCTCTTTTTCTTAGTGAAGTATGGAGAGCCACTGTTGGTCGACTTCTTCATTAACTCAACAGTTCGGTTTATAGACCTAATTTGCAAGCCAGCAACTTGCTTCCATTCCCTAAGCGTGGCGTCAATCGCTCCTTGTGAGATTGGAATCTGATCCATAGAGATTGAATCATAGTAAGCATCGATATCATCCATTCGTTCCACAAGTGGCTTCATGATTGATAAAGGCCCAACCTTTTCTCTGAGGTCGGATTCAAACTGGTACAATGAAGGCCATTCCTTTTGAATAGCGATCAATTCTTTATCCCAGTTTTCAAGAATTTCGGAAATAGGAGTTTCCTTTTTATAAAATGTAGTTCGGTACTCCTCGTTCACACCATTACGTACATGCTCAAAATAGCCCTTGAGTCCAGGGTTTGGTAATTTAAAGAAATTACTAAAACTTTGTTCTAATTTTGGCATAGAAATTGCCTCCTTTCATTAAAGTTACAGATCCTCGCGCCGCCGGTGTGGTACGAGCGCTACGGCCACCGGATCGAGAACTATCACTTGCCGAAAAGCGCCGCCGCGC